TGCAACTTCTGAAAAAGAAATGATTGATAAACTTATAGATTTTGTAACGAACAAAGTATATAAAAATCAATTTAAAAAAGAAGACTTAATCAATGGCCTTCATGCTACAGAAGCTATTAATGTGCTCCAAGAACAAATATTATTTATCGCACAAGGAAGACAAACAGAAGAGGCAAAAAAGTTCCTGGCGAGGAAAAATTAGTAGACGAGGATTTTTCACCAGCCAAACAAAAAGAATATTTGGATAAACTCGTCCTAGATATGATGAAAAGTGGAAAAGATATCAATCAAATATTAGATATGCCTTTTAATTTTATGATGGAATTGTTAGCTGAGAAAAATAAACCGAAACAAACCAAGTCCTTAATTGCCGCATTCGGAGGTTAGGGATTTTTTTATTTGCATAAAGAAGGGAGGTTGGATGAATGGAGAGAATTGAAGGATTGTCGATAGGTCTTGACCTTGATTCCACAGCGCTCAATAGAGGGTTAACAGGATTAAAAGATAAACTTCGTACAGTAAATAGCGAAATGAAAGCTAATCTTTCTGCCTTTGATCGAAGTGAACGTTCCGTAGCTAAATATGAAACGATTCTTACTGGTCTAAACAGAAAAATAGAAGTTCAAGAGACTGTAACTAAGTCAGCTAGACAAGAGTATGAAAAGATGGTTCGAGAGCATGGAGAAGGTTCTGCTCAAGCGGAAAAGGCAGCGAGATCTTACAATAATGAGGTTGCTGCATTAAATACATTAAGAAGACGTATAGAAAGCACTCAAAGACAATTAGCTGATTTTAGGGAAGAACAGAGAATTTCTCAATCAAGGTGGACTAGACTAGGGAATTCAATAGATGGAGCCGGAACTCGTCTTGTTAAATTTGGGGAACATTCTAAAAAAGTAGGCAGTTTTCTAAGCACAAGACTTACCGCACCAATTATGGCATTAGGGGCAGGGATTACTGTACTTGCTTCGGAGTTTGAAAACTCTTCTGTCCAGATTATCAATTCCTTAGGTGCAACTGCAAAAGAAACCAAATACTTAACCAAAGTTGCAAGTAATATTTATAGAGATGGATATGGTGATAGTTTAAGTGAAGTAGATGATGCTCTTATTCAAACCAAGCAGAATATCTCTAATTTAAACCAAGAAGATTTATCAAAGGTCACCAAGAAGGCAATGCTGTTAGCGAAAACATTTGACAGTGAAGTAAATGAGGTCACAAGAGCAGGAAATACCCTTATAAGTAACTATGGGTTAGATGCTGATAAGGCTTTTGATTTGATGGCTAAAGGCGCTCAAAAAGGAATGAACTTTTCTAAGGAAATGTTCGATAACATGGCGGAGTATACAATCAATTTTAAGGAAGCTGGATTTTCAGCTAATGAAATGTTCGCCATTTTATCGAATGGGGCTAAAAAGGGTTATAACCTAGATCGTCTGAATGATACTTTACTAGAATTCAAGCTTCAAAGTGAGGATTCGGGGAAAGCTTATAAAAGTGCTATGTCTGAAATGTCTAAGGATACGCGTAAAGTATTTAGAGATTACGAAAAAGGAAAAGCTACTGTTTCAGATTTATATAAAGCAGTTATCCCTGATTTAGAAAAAATGAGAAAATCATTGCCAGATAAAGAGTTTAACACCATAGGAAAAGCGCTTTTCGGGACCAAGTGGGAAGACCAAGGTGCTGACGTTGTTCTATCTATGAAAACAGTAAATAAAGAAATAAAGAATGTAGATGGAACGATGGACAAAATGGCAAAGAATGCTGAAAAATCATTCGGGAATCGTTCAAAAAAAGTGTGGAGGGACACAAAGAATGCTATAAAGCCACTAGGAGAAGTTCTTTTATCTTTCGCAGAAGATACACTTCCTAAAGTTTCTAAAGGGATTGAAAAAGTGACTGATTTTATAAATGGTCTATCTCCTGAAGCTAAAAAGACTATAGTTATATTTTCTGGAATAGCTGCAGCTGTTGGTCCTGTAGCAGTAGGATTAGGTACAGTCGCAGCAGGAATAGGTTCTGTAATGAAGTTTCTTTCTCCACTTCTGCCAGCATTAGGAGCAGGAACCGGATTAACAGGAGTATTAGCTGGATTAGCTGGACCACTCGGTATAACCGCATTAGCTGTAGGTGGCCTCGGCTTAGGATTTATTGCGCTTGATAAGAAAATGGATAAGCCGATTATTAAGAGTGATATTTTTAAAGGCAAAATATCCGAATCTACAAAATCTATTTTGGGCGACTATACAACTCTGATGAATGAAACTGCATCAAAATTAGACAAAATGGCATTTTCTAATGAGAAAATCACTCAAAACCATGTTGATAACATGGTTGCTAAATATCAAGAAATGACTGATCGTATACTTCTTCAAATGGATGATCGTAACACGAAAGAAAAAGAAAAAATGATGAAGTATTTTGCTGAAAGTGATGCTTTAAGTAAAGATGAAGAAGCTAAAATTCTTGCGAAAATGGATGAAGATTATAATAAAAAGAAAGAGAAAGTTTTGGAACAAAATGAAGAACAAGCAAAAATTTTACAAGAAAGTTATAATGAGCATGGTGTAATTACACAGGAAGCCTCAAACAAAATCAATGAAATCGAGCAAAAGAAATATGAAACCATGATAAGTGCTTCGGTTAAGAATAAAGAAGAACAGTCAACAATTTTAAAGAATTTAAAAGAGCAGGCTAGTGTACTTACTGCTGAAAAAGCAGCTAATACAGTTAGGGACTCTAAAAAAGAAACAAATGAAACAATTAAAGAAGCAAATAAGCAATACCAAGGAGTAGTGGATTGGGCAACATATCAACGAGATGTAACAGGTTCTATTAACGCTGATGAAGCTGATGCAATAATTAAAGAAGCTGAGAGAAAGAAAAATGAAACAGTTACTAAAGCACAAGACATGCATTATGACGTTGTCAAAGAAGCCCAAAATCAAGCTAAGGAACATGTTGATGAAGTCAATTGGGAATCGGGAGAAGTATTAGGAACGTGGGACAAAATATATAACGGTGTTCTTAGTGCTGTGAATTGGATCCGTGACTTATTCGGAAAAGAACCGCTTAGTAAAAAAGGAACAGTTAAAGAGACTGGTAGACAAAAACAACGTCGACAAAATGCAAAATTAACAGCTAAGTATGCTGATGGTACTTCTTCCACTGGTCATCCCGGTGGTCCAGCTATAGTTGGTGAAGAAGGAATTGAACTTGCTCATATACCAGGTCAAGGAGTGACTCTATTAGGGACAAACGGACCTGAATTTCTCACTGATTTACCACGTGGATCTTCAGTTTTACCTAACAAACATACTGAAAGATTATTAAAATCTTATGGATTCCCGGGGTATGCTGATGGAATTGGTGATTACTTCGATTTATTCATTAAGGGTGCTGGAAGTGTATGGGACTTTGTTAAAGAAAAGTTTAGTTTAGGAAAAATCACAATGCCATCTTGGTTAAATAAACACACAGGCAGTCCTTTAAAACTAATTGGTGAATATGCAACAAGTTGGATAAAGGATATATGGAGCAATTGGTTTGGAAGTATGGGAAGTTCAAGTTCTTCCGGTTCTACAGCAGGAGTTAAACAATGGGCTGGGATTGCTACTCAAGCATTAATGTTAACTAATCAATTCAGTGAATCTAATTTAGATCGTTTGTTATATCAAATGCAAACAGAGTCCGGAGGGAATCCAAAAGCAATTAACCTTTGGGATATTAATGCTAAAAGAGGTATTCCGTCTAAAGGATTAATGCAGGTTATTGACCCAACTTTTAAAGCTCATGCTATGCCAGGATACAACAAAGATATTTACGATCCATTATCAAATATAATTGCATCCATTAGATATGCAGTATCGCGTTATGGTAGCTTAGAAAAGGCATATCGAGGGGTAGGTTATGCCACTGGCGGTTTGATTAACAACGAAGGACTATACAGACTGGCCGAAGGTGGTTGGTCAGAATATGTTATTCCTACAGATCCTAGCAAAAGAACTGAAGCAATGAAATTATTAGCTTTAGCTGGTAAGCAAATCCAAGGAAATAAACGTCCTAACCAATTACCGAGCGTTAATAGCGGGGATAATTCTGTCATGGAACAATTATTGGATGCAACATTAAAGCAAAATCAAATACTAATGCAACTGTTGCAAAAGAACGATAATGTTTATTTGGGTGAGCGAGAAGTTACTGACACAGTAAGAAAAAGAATGGCTACTGATTATGGAATGCTTAATTATCAATTAGGAGGTGGTTGATAGGTGAAGAAACAATTATATATTGATCGAAACGGAAAAAGGCAATCATTAGAGGAAGTATTAGGCTGTAAATTCTTAGAATTAATCGTTTCAAGTCCACAACCATCTACTAATTATCAACAACAAGATGGATTGGATGGTCAGCTGGATGGATATACGACTTTTGGGCCGAAAACAGCAACAGCGAATTTCTATTTGAAGAGTACGGACATCTATGAATATCAATTACTGATAAGAGATGTATGGCAATTCTTCTATTCTAGAGATTCGTACTATATCGCAAGCTCAGACATACTTGGTCTGCGATATTTGGTTCATCCTAAGCCTTTTGAATATACGAGGGTTAATACAACTGCTGCAACATTTTCGATTGAATTTGAAGTATTTAAAGGGTATGGAGAATCGTGGGGAACTACCTTAAATGATTTTACGTATGATGAGGAAAAATGGCAGATTGGCATGAACTTACCGTTAGGTGAAGATTTAAATTATGTCTTTGTGAACCAAAAGAACTTTAGAGTTTATAACGCGTCTGATATTCTTATCAATCCATTAATGAGACATGATTTATCAATCGCTATTTCAGGTGTTGGCACGCCTACTCTAACCAATAAAACCACTGGGGATGTATTTAAATACAATAAAAGCTTGAAAAAGGGTGATGTACTTGTTTTAACAGGTGTTTACCCTTTTTTAAATGGTCAGCATTGTGGAAGAGATACAAACCATGGAATTATCACCTTAAAACCTATGCAATACAACCAAATGGAGCTTACAGGATTAACAAATAGTAAGATATCATTCGATTTCCCGTTTCTGTATGTAAACAAGTGAGGTGGAATAAATGAAGGATGAAATCTTGCTTGTAAGAGATAAAACAGATACTTATGAAGAAATATTAATCGATATTGATTATGGCAGCTTTTCTTATGATTATGAGAAAAATACTTCTCGACAGTTATCATTTACAGTTTACGAAACTTTGTATAATAAATTCTCTTTTGATCTTTTGACTGGGGATGCAATTATTGTTTACCTAGGACAGGATTATGTAATTAAACAATGTACTCCTAGAGTGGTCGGTAAATGGCAGACAAAAGATATCACAGCTGTTCATGTAAGCTTCACTGTCCAAGATCATTATCAATATGATTCTAAAGAAAGCGTGGGAACTTATTCGCTTGATGACATAATGAAATTTGCGATTGACGGGAATGAATTAGGATTCACGTATGAAATCATTGGGACCTTCTCTCCACAAAAGATTGAAAACATTAATGCCAATGATGCCCTAAATATTATAAATGACATAGCCTGCGGAACGTTTGGGGCTATTTTTTATGCCGATAACAAGAAACTGCTCTTATATAGTGAAGATGAATGGTATCGAGAAGTCCAGCAGACTTTTCGTTATCTTTATAACACGAATGAAGTTAGTGTTTCAGAAGACATTACCAATATTAAAACATTTATCAAAGCATACGGAAAAGAAAAGGAAAATAAGGACTATAAAACAGATGGTTCTATTTCTCAATCGTCCATAAGTTTTTCAGATAAATGGACAAATGGCGTCACTTCCACAAAAGATAGTACAGCTTCATTTGAATTTACTGGTACTGGTGTAGATGTTTATTTTAAGAAAAGTAAATTTGGCGGTAAAGTTCACATAGATGTTGATGGGGCCAATAGTAAAAATGGAACAACTTACAGTGAAAACGGTGGTGTTCTAACACTTACTATTCGGGGTTTAGAAAACAAAAAGCATAAATGCAATATAAAGTTTACTGGAACAGATACAAAGAATCCAAATACAAAAAAAATAAAGCATCAAGAAACATATAGCAAAGTAAATAAACAAGGGAAAATCGTTCGCAAAACAAAGACTGTCTATACGCAAAAAGCGGCAACGTTAGAACTAAATAATCCCGTAGCTAATGTATATCAGCAAAATGAGGGTGATGATCGCTATGAAGCAGTCGTTACTTATTTATCCCCAGCTTATAAAGAGTGGGGAAAGAAAAAGGCTGCTCCTGTATCAAGTGACACCATTACGAATAGCAATGAACTTCTAAAGTTCGCTAAAAGCCAACTCCGTGATTATCCTGATTTGTCTTTAAACATAAGTTATACAGGAACTGAATTAGTTGACGTAAGAGATGTGTGGTTACTCATTCATGAACCTTTAGGGATTAGTTCAGATGTCAAACTTGTTAGTCTTAGATCACCGCATCCATATACCAGACGACCGCAAAGTTTAACCTTCAGTAATGCACAAAAAGATATGCTTAAAATACAAAACCAATTGAAAAAGTCTATTACTGATCTAAACAAACAATTATCTGGTGTGAGCAATACATTAACAGGTAGTTTTCCTTCTTTCCAAGAAGCGTCCAAAGCGATTGCTGCTGTAAATGGAAAGGTTGAATTCGATAATGAGCGAGGTATCAAAACCGTTAGAACTAAAACAGTTCCTGAACAAATGATGTCAATGTCTATAGCTGATATAGAGACTTCTGATATAGAAGTAGAAGCTGGTGTTGTTTACATTGGGAATGGAGCAATAAGCGTTGTAGATGAAGAAGGTAATGAATCTGATGTCATTACTCCTGATGGTGTGGATTTAAGTAAAAGTTTTGGATCGTTACCTGATGAAACAATTGATGATATTACAGAAAGAATTGATTTATCTGCTGATTATATGTATTTAACATCTCCTAATGGAAAAAAGTTCAGCTTCAATGTGGACGACAATGGAAATTTATCTTTAACAGAAGTTATTGAAGAACCTGAATAAAGGAGGGGAATTATATTGAGATTGAATAGGATTATGAGTAGTTTTCAAGATGCATTATGGAGAAGAAGACAAAATGAAAACTTCGATATGATTGAAGTTGAAAATAATAATAGGATTAAAGAAATTGCTAATGTGATGAAAAGAATAAGTAATTTAATTTTAAACAAATCAGACTTACCAGAAATAACGGACGCTAGGCAAGACGCTGAGGGAAATATTCATCCTGTTTTAAAAGATCGCTTAGACTCGGAGTATAATAAATTGCTTTCAAAAATTAAGAAAACTATCTATGTGACAGACTTTGGAGCAGTCGGTGACGGTGTAGCTGATGATACAGAAGCATTTAAGAAGGCGTTAGGAAACGGTAAGGTAAGAGTTGTTGTTCCAACAGGTATATATGTGGTAAGAGGTCTAAAAATTCCATCTTGGGTTGAACTTGTGGGAGATGGAATCGGGTTAACGATAATTATATTACATGAAGATACGCCAACAAGTGAATGGGTAATTACTAACCAAGATTATGTCAATGGTAATAGAAACATCTCTATTAGAAGTATGACCTTGGATTGGAATAAATCCAGAAAAGGCGGAGTGGCTGCCCCAGGAGGACAACATGCAAGTTGTTTGGCATTAGCGAAAGTGAAATTCGCTTGGATAAAAGATGTGGAAGGAATCAACGCTGGCCTTCACTCATTTGATATCACTTCTCCAACTTATGATAAATCACCAAACACTGACTATACAAAAGATGGATCTCGTTTTGTTTGGATAGAAAATTGTGTTGCTAGTGGATATGGAGATGATGGAATCACAACTCATTATAGTGAGTATATTTGGATTATTAACAACCATTGTAGTGATCCAGATGGTGATGCTCATGAAGATGGTGTTTCTAATAGCAACGGTATTGAAATCGATGACGGTTCAAAGCATGTTTGGGTAATAAACAACTATACAAGCGGAAACATTCGTGGAGTTGAAGTAAAAGCTCATGCGGAGTGGCCAGCGGCACAAGATGTTCATATTATCGGGCATGTTTCTTATCGCGATGTTAGATCATATGATTTCAGACATATTGGACATCATACGGTGGATGATCCAGACTCCACGACAGCTTATGATATCGTTGTTACAAATTGTACAGCAATCGAACCTGTATTTAATTCATTGTATGCAGCATTGACTCCACGAGCATTAGCGATATCAGCATATATAAATGTGAATGTTTCTGGCTTTACTGCAATCGGAGACCCTACTTATAACTATGATGACAACCCAGTAATTGCAGTTCAATACAAATCTAGAAATATAGGTCTTCATAATATAAATATCCGTGGATTCAAAAAAGCAAGTACTGATATTCGCCTAATTGGCGGAGACCAAAAAACAGACAATATTAATATAAGTAATGTGCAAATTTATAAGTCAGCCAAAGAAGGAATCGGTATAGGATCAGCTATATATCATGTAAATATTTCAAATGTAACAATGATTGGTGAAAATGGAACGGTTGGTTTATCTAGTGTTAACTCACAAGATAGCATCGTAGGTGTACACGCTGAAGGCTACGCATTAGCAGCTTCTATTGCAGGGAATGATTATACAGACTTTGTTCCAAATAACATTAAAGGCGGTTCTAGAATTGCTAGTACAAGCGGTTATCCAAAGAAAGAAACAGCTACAATAATTTCTTCTACAAGTGATAGCAAAGCTACAGGAGATAAAACAACCGTTATTTCTTCTTCCAACTCTGAAGCTACAGGAGAAGGAAGTGCGATTATTGCATCTAGTGGTGGTTCCAAAACAGAAGGTGGACGAGACGTTGTAATAGGATCTAATAATTCTAAGACAACCGGAAGTAATGAAAACGGAAAAGTAATTTTAGCTAGTAATGGCGTAGTGAATGATAATAACTATTCCGTAAGAGGTGGATATGGAGAATCAAGTAACCCACTTGTAGCCAATACAAAATGGGAATTAGATTCTATAACAGGGAATGGCAAATTCTCTGGAACCATTACCGGGTCATCCTCCTTTAGTGATTACGCAGAGTATTTCGAGTCATTAAACGGCGAACAGATTGAAAGTGGCTATATTGTAACGTTAGACGGAGACAAAATCCGAATTGCTAATGAAGATGATATTCCACTAGGAGTTGTTTCTGAAACAGCTGGAGCAGTTTTAGGTCAGGCTTCCTATCATTGGCAAAATCGCTATTTAACCAATGATTTTGGTGGTTTGATACTAGAAGAAAAAACAGTAAAAATCAAAGATGATGAGACTGGCGAATTTAAAGAAGAAAAACATCTGCTACCAATAGAAAATCCAGACTTTGATAGTTCTACCGAATATACATCTAGAGAACATAGAGATGAATGGCACACTGTCGGGTTGCTAGGACAAATTAGGATTCGAATTGATGAAACCGTACAAGAAAAAGGATTCCTTTCAGCAAATGAAGGAATTGGGACAAATAGCGATAAAGGTTGGAAGGTAATGAAAATAACAATGCCATATGATGAAAACAAAGGGTATGGAGTGGCACTTTGTTTTGTGCATCCATTTTAGGAAGGTGAAAATATGGAAAAGAACGCGGATTTAAAGTTTAATATTTCAGCTACTGCCAATCAAAGCATTACATCAAATATCCGTTTTTCCACACAAGATGAAGGGTCGGCTAAACTGACCTTCTTTTTATTTAAAGACGGTGTGGAATTACCATTGAATGCTGTTGTTGGTAAATTAGTTATGAGAATGAGAGACGGTAGTAAATTTACGGATAACGTTTCAATCATTGATAAGGTAAATGGTATTGCTGAGTATAAATTAACAGCAGAACAATTAAAGCATTATGGTAAAGTGACAGCGGAATTGTATCTTTATTACGAAGAACAAAAATTGTCCGTCCACAGATTTACATTTACCATCTTACAAGCTTTAATCGATGAAGATATTCCAGTGCTAACAGAGTTTTATATAGATGATTTCGAAGAATTAAAAGCGACCATTAATTCTATTGCTGATGAAACAACGGAAATCATTAATACTGTTGGTATTAATGTGGAAGAAGCGAAGGGAAAAGCAGATGAAGCTATTACGTTAATAGAACAAAATCAAGTAGTTAAGCTAACAGAATTCAACGAAAACAAGCAGCAAGTTACCGCACAGTTGGCGACTACTGGGGAAGAAATAGGAGTTAAGAATAATCTTCCAGAATGGCTACAAACAAGCTTAAGAGATGTTTCTAACTTAATAGATTCATCATTTAGAGAATTTGTTATCAATGTAAAAAAGCCACCTTTTAATGCGAAAGGAGATGGTATATCAGACGATACCCAAGCAATACAAGATGCAATAAGATATATTTATTCCATCGGAGGTGGAACACTCTTTTTTCCAATAGGGGTATATCTTATTTCTAGTACAGTCACCATAGAAGAGAAAGTTAGTTTATTAGGATCTGGGATACCTGACTTCCGAGGTGTAAATGGCACATATCCTACTGTAATTAAACCGACAGAAACATTTCCAGTGGGTGGGCGTATGTTTGAACAATTTATAGCAAACGGTGATAATACGGCAGGTGGTGGAGCTCAACGTATTGCAAATTTAACTTTCTTTGGAACAAATGACAGGAACATTGAAGGTTTGGCAATTCATCAAATGGGCACTACAATTAAATATTGTAATTTTACATTACTATCCATTGGATTACGTTTAGGAGGCGCAGCTTGTACTATAAGAAATTGTTTTGGATCAAGTTGTTTAACTACTATTTATTGCGGTTCAACAGAATCGTTAATTGAAAATTTGCATGACTGGCCGAGAGAAATAAGTATAGATTTAAATGGTGAAGCTATCCGCGTTATCAACTGTAAACTATTCGGAGATGGTTCTGGGGATAGTAAATGCGGTATCATGGTACGTTCAAATCATAATATTATTTCATTAAATCACATTGATAGTTTTAACCAATGTGCAATAATGATTAAGCCCGATTCAGTAAATGAAGTTAGAGCTAATACGATTTCCAATAATTTTCTTTATACAAATGGTGTAGGTTCTTTTGTTGCGAAAGATGATAACAGAATGTCTAGTGCTATTACCTTGAGAACAGCTGGTACAGGGCAAAAAATTTATGAAAATGTTATTCAAGGAAATGTAATTCGTGACCATAAAACAAGTCTAATAACTAAAGTAGGTTTTTATTTTGATGCCGATAATAACACCCAAATTGTAAATAATATAATTATTGGGAATAGCATTGAACCTAAAATTGAAAGACCTGTCTATTTAGGCGGAACACTTCTAAAAAATAACATTGTGCATAAGAACCTCGGAATCGTAACAGAAGCTTCTGGTGTAACTGCAGCAATAAACGGAGACACAATACCTTTTTCATTACCCGAAGCCCCATCAGATGTTCAGTTAACAACAACAGATAGTGCGTCAATTGTTGGAGTAAGCTCAATTACAAGTACAGGTTTTGGGATAGTGATGAGAAACTTTGATGGTACATTGGTTACTACCGCAAGGCAAGTAAGGTGGAAGGTTAGTATTTATTAACAAGAAAGCGGTGAGGAAGTTGGCATTTATTACATCAATAGACTTAAATAGTGGGTTAAATATTAAAAACAGTTATGTGAAAATAATTAAAATTGATGGAGGGAAAGAAGGTGCAACACTCTTTTTAGAATATTATCTTAATAAAGAAAAAGCGGATGACCCGAATTTCACTCCACTGAAAACAGAGACTTATAATTTCACTGTTTCAAATAAAGACGACTCTGACAATTGGATAAAACAAGGGTATATATATTTAAGAGCATTAGATAAATTTTCGGAAGCCATTGATGTTTTAGAACCAGAATAAACATCAAGCAGGATACAATGGTTATTAAGTCTGTATATACAGAAAAAGAAATTAAAAATGGTTTTAACGAAGTGCTTATTTCTCTAGGTAAAAATACTATCTCTGATAAAGGAATAAGAGGAATTATATTATGTATAATAGTTCTCTTGCAGGATGTAAGGTTAGTAACAAAAAAGAATCAACCGATTGGAAAATTGATACTAGGTATTAGCCAGACACAAATAGTTCTTTTAGGTCAAATTACCATTAACCAAAACGGAAATAAAGGAGTAAGTGTTGTTTTTCCTGCATTAGATATACCCAACACTTACTTTCCAATATCAGATAAAGATCCTAGAGCATTTAAAGTTTTATTTGAGGTGGTTAATAAAAATGGTGAACTAAATTTAGAATTAACTGATATTCAAATTTAATAAGAAAAGGTGATTTAAATGAAAGTTCTAAAAGGTTGGCTAGACTTAGATTTAAAAAATCATGGCGACTCATCTTTATGTATTAATCCTTTAGAAATTGGGAAAAAGTATGGATTAGAAGTCGATGAATCTTTACTAGGACAATTGAAAGAATATGACGAAAAACATGTCAAAATTACAATAGAAGAAATTTAATGCCAGAAAGCTCTCTGATTTGAGAGCTCTTTTTTATTACCTTTAAGGAGGTGAGTCCATGATTACAGAGAGAAAAGGGGGATGGGAAAATGCCAACGCAACAGGAGGTGCAAGTTGATGTGGACATCTGGAAAGAGTCAGTACAGAGTGAGTTAAAAAGGTTAAAAGAAGTTCAAGACAAAGACCATGATAGGATAGACAAATTGGAAAGAAAAACAGACATTCATGAACACGACATCAAAGATATTAAAGAAACATTAAGAGAAATTAATGAGGATACGAAATGGTTACGGCGATCGATTACTAATGCACTCATTGTTGCGTTAATCGGTGGAGCTGTAGCCATTTTTTATGCAGCAATTAAAATCGGAGGATGATAAAAATGAAGAATTTTGACAAAGGCACAGTCATTAGACTAGTGCTGCTTTTACTTGCGCTTATTAATCAAACCATGATCATGTTAGGACTTCCAGTCATACCGATTGAAGAAGGGCAAATCACAAGTCTTATCGATGCAATTTACTTAGTTGGATCTATTTTATTTACTATCGTGACGGCTTTAATTGCATGGTACAAAAATAACTATGTGACTAAGAAAGGCATGAAACAAAAAGAAGTACTTAAAGAAAAAAATCTAACAAATGCGAAATAGGGTAGCCAAACGGCTGCTCTTTTTTATTGGAGTGATAAGAATGTTTAAGAAAATTAAATGGTTCTTTAGCAAAGTAGATCAAGAAGAAATTCAAATCTTATTAAACGAAAAATATTAAGGAGTGTGGATAATATGAGTTTGAAAACATTGCAAGATAAAGCTATTAAACGTATGGGTTCTGGAATGAAAGCAATAGTTGTAACAAAAGTGTTAGAGATCATTAAAGAAGCGTATGATGAAGGAATTTACGTTCTAATTACAGACGGCTATCGTTCATATGCAGAACAAGATGCCTTATATGCCCAAGGAAGAACAAAGCCTGGTAAAATCGTTACAAATGCTAAAGGTGGACAATCTAATCATAATTTTGGTATTGCTGTAGACTTTTGCTTAACTAACAAAGAAGGTACAGCTGCTTATTGGACGGTTAATAAAGACTGGAAACGTGTTGCAGCTATTGCAAAATCTAAAGGTTTTGAATGGGGTGGAGACTGGACTAGCTTTAAAGATAATCCTCATTTGGAGTACACTGGCAAAATAACAGTGGTACCAGAGGAAACCAAAGTTGGTTCTGAAATTATTACTGCTCCTTCAGTATTAGAAAAAGGAGACAAAGGAACTGCCGTTAAAAAGTTGCAACAAAAACTAATCGATAAAGGCTTTAAGCTAACGAAATATGGTGCAGATGGTCATTATGGAGATGAGACAGTTAATGCAGTCAAAGCTTTTCAGAAAGCTGTAAAAATAACAGTAGATGGCGTATATGGTCCTGTCACAGCAAAAAAGTTAGACGAGTATAAGAAGCCGTCCACATCAAATAAAGCGAATAGTGAAGCTATAGTACCTTATCCTGGACATTTAATTAAGGTTGGAAGTAAAGGAAAAGACGTTGAACGTATTCAACGTGCGGTGGGAGTGACTGCCGATGGAATCTTTGGTAATGCTACTAAAAAAGCTGTACAAGCATATCAAAAACGCCATGGGTTAGACGTAGATGGCATTGTCGGTAAAAACACTTGGAATAAGATGTTTTAATAGAGAATATACTATAATCGTTCACATTAAATGAACACCTCGAAAATCCCTGCTCTTATTGAGTAGGGTATTTTTTTATGTAATTTTTGTGAACTAAAAGGAATTTACTTCCACAATAAAGAAACCTCCTATAGAAAGGAGGGATAATATGACCGACTTTGAAGTATTGCTTCAACTGAAAGAACAGTATAAATCCGCGAAAGACTCCACAGGCCTTAAGCTTCTGATTGACACCTTCTTAGACTCATTTCCTGCCGATATATAAGCTTCTATTTGATTTTAAATCCAATCCTATTTTAAAAGCCCAACTCGTTTGAGAAGGGCTTTTTTTTATGCTTGAATCGATGTCTTATCGCGGTTGTTTTTCGTTACCATTAATATTCCAGAAATTAATAAGAGAACTCCTGGAACAACATATACAGAAAATGTATAGATGACACCTACTACAAGCGTGAAAATTCCCCATTTTTGATTATTCTTTTTGATTTTAAAAGTCGATACCCATATTAAGATAACCAATGGTAAAGAAATAAGCGAATATATAAATAGATATAATACAAGAAACATTGAAAAGTCATCAATAGATGGTCCTAATACTATTAAAAAGAAAATAAAAACACCTATAATCCAAGCTATAGTTAAAAGTATAGATGCAATCATAGATAATGTATATTCTGCAGATCGATTCATTTTTTCCTCCTATTTATTCTCGATGTATTCATATAACTCTTCAATAGTGACTCCCAGAAGTCTAGATAATTTATATAATTTAGGAACTGAAGGGAAAGATTTTCCTGTACGCCAGTTAGATAAAGTATTTCTAGATACTTCCATATACATCATAACATATTCATTCTTATAAGGGGATTCGTCTATTAGCTTTCCTATATTACTTATCAACATATTCATCACCACTAATAATATTCCACAATTAGAATGTAAATCCTTTAACAAAAATACATTAAATATATGCACAATTTTTTTGTGAAGGACAGGCAATTTCTTTTTTTTAATGCATACCAATAGACTATCAAACGGATAAGGAGTGGTACCGATGTATGAGGTTATCCCATTCAAGTCATTTTTAGCTGGCAATATCTATCCTACAATGCCTGTCCACAGTTGGTTAGATGGAGGACTTACATTTTTCGTATCGACTGGTGGCGTATTACTCGCATTAGTAGTGCTAGAAAAGTGTGGCGTAGAAATCAATGAATCTCTCGTTCGTTTAGTAGTAGTATCTGGTGGCGTATTAGCTGGAGCATGGGCCATCTTTAAGAACCCACTGTTTCGTAGTCTAGTAATCGGGTTCTAATGTGTCTATTGAGTTATCCATATGGACATTAGTATTTTCATAGTCTGAAGCTTGTACAAAATAGTACCAAAGGAGTGAAACGAAATGCTCGAATTACTCACATTTCCCCTCGCCATCCTTGCTGTCGCAATGCTGCCTAGGGTTGCTGAATCTGATCATAAGAAAATAGAGCGAATCATGAAGAATATTGGTTATGGAATTAGACAAAAGGAAGGGGAATTAAAGCTACCGAAATTCAAAGGTAAACAATTAATTGTGGACGGCCAAGAAACAATCGGGACCACATATTTGTACAGCGTCCCACTCGGATTACCAGCCAGTAAAATGACTAAAGTCGAAAGTGAGATCAATGTATTTTCAGATGGACTAAATAAGCCTGTAGAAGTGGAATACAAAAAGCTGTTAATGATTCATGTATTCAATGAAGAATTGCCAGAACTATTTCCTTATGAAGAATTGCCTTCTAAATATGATTGGAGAGTTCCATTAGGTAAAAGTCTTAGGGGAATTCTATGGCATAATTTTGACTACACTCCACACATGACTGCAGCAGGAACAACTAGGTTTGGTAAAACAGTATTTCTCCGCATGATGATGACTTATTTAATTGAACACCATCAAAATAATGTAGAGTTCTATATTATCGATTTAAAGGGTGGTTTAGAGTTCAATCGATACAAAGCATTAGAACAGGTTAAAGACGTAGCTTGCGACATATACGAAGCTACAGAACTACTTCAAAAACTACAATCAATGTTTGTTAAGGACTATGAATTTTTCCGTAAAAATAATTATTCAAATGTTGTTGATACAAAAATTAAAAAGCGCAGATTCATAATTGTGGATGAAGCAGCACAATTGGCACCAGATAAATTCCACAGTAAACAAGAAAAACAATTACTATCTTATTGCCAGGGAGTATTAAGTGAAGTTGCTCGTGTAGCAGGAGCGTTAGGATATAGATTAATCTATGCAACTCAATATCCTACAGCTGATACATTACCTAGACAGATTAAACAGAATGCAGATGCTAAGATTTCCTTTAGGCTTCCGAGTGGATATGCTTCTAAGGTTGCTATAGATGAAGTAGGAGCCGAGGAACTACCGAGTAATATAAAGGGAAGGGCTATCTTTAAAACGCATGAATTAAGGGAGTTACAAGCGCCATTTATAAGTCATGAAGAGATGTGGGAACGACTAGAAAAATATCAAGAACCAAAAGTATTAGAGGTGAAACCAGATGACATTATCGAGTATAGAGAAAAAGAAAATGAGGCAAGAGAAGATCTTGTTAAGTTTGAATGAATTAAAGTTTGCTACCAGTGAGCATATAAGAGTCCTCCACAAATTAGGGACATTAAGGAATGCTTTAAAAGTGCTAAATCAAATGAAGGAGTATCTTAATATAAGAAAGCATAATGGGCGCAATGTTTATTATCTAAATAATCTTGGTCGAGAAATCATAGGTGCAGAAACAGAAATAAAATGGTCCTTAACTGTAGAACATCATTTATTAAGGAATGACATGTACTTATATTTTAAGCTTCCACATGATTGGAAAGCAGAACAAAAAATAACATTCAAATATAAAAACGGACTATCCTATAAAGAATCCACTATTATTCCAGACGCTACTTTTACCCTCCACAATATATTTCATTTCCTTGAAGTAGATCGTACACAATCCATGAGTGAGAATAAGAAGAAAATAAATCAATATAAATTGCTTTCACCAGCTATCGAGGAACAATTCCGTCATAAACCTATATTAGTTTTTTACACAACTACAGAAAGTCGTAAAGGCCTATTAGAAAAGTTATGCAGTGATGTAGCCTTAGAAAATATCATAATCTCCAAGGAGGATTTAAGATAATGGATAAACATACAATGAGATATTTACGTGAACAATTCGGATATCTAAATGAGGAAGCTAATGCATATGAGATAGGCAAATTAATCAATCATGCTGAATCAAGGGATGATTATGCTTATCTTAATTCGGCAGCTGATTATGTGGAGGATGACTTTGCAAAGCAAATGATTAAGGAACAGTTATATAAGAAAAAGATGGGGTGGTAATGCAAATAATACTATTTTACACGTAATTTACACATAAAAAATAGAAACCTTGATATAACAACAATATTCTACATATATTAACGTCCTCCGAGGGCGCCACTTAAAATATTTTGAATAAGTTTAATAAATGTAGAATAAGTTCAAAATGTTTATTTATCAAGGTTTCTTTCTATAATACGAGGATTTTGCAAAAGTTCAGTAATGGTTAGAGAAAGATATAAATAAAATATTTTTTACACATTTTTTGCACAAACATAACGCTACATAGCTTCAAAAATTTTTACCGTACTTAGTTCATCTCTTAATCTAAGTTCTTTAACGATATGAGCGTAATATTTAGTTGTAGTTTGAATATCACTATGTCCTAATCTTTCACTCACATAATAAATTGATACTTTTTGATAAAGTAAAATACTAGCATGTGTATGTCTTAGTCCATGTACGCTTATGGGATCTATTTTCAAATCAGTTAACACTTTATTTAGGTTCTTATTTGCTGCAGCATTACTTATTACTTTGTATTTTGAAGAAGGACTAAAGAAAACCAACTTATGAATATTCGTTGGAGTAGTTTCAAATAGTTTTTGGAATGCTGACATAGTCCGTTGATCCATTTTAATTTTTCTGATTGACTGATCGTTTTTAGTTGGACCAAAGCCTTCTGGCATTTTCTTTGTATAGCCCCATGTTTTATCAATATTTATTTCATTGGTTTTAAAATTAAAGTCTGAACGTGTTAATCCAACCATTTCAGCAAATCTCATTCCTGATGTAAGCCCTAATAGCAATAAGTAATAACCTAGTCCACGATCTAACCTATTATGCAATTCATCTAATAATTTTTTGCTATCTTCATAATCAATATGTTTCTCTTCTGGTTTCTTCGCTACAACATTTCCTATAATTACAACATTACGAGTGAAATCTGTTTTTAATACTCCTTCATCAATAGCGTCTCTTACACAAGCTCTTATGTGTGTATTTAATTTTCTAGTTGTCTCTTTAGCGCGATTATCGCCATAGGAGTTAATAAAACTTTGATATGAACGTTTTGTAATGTCCTGTATATAAATACCCTCAAAATGTTTTTTGATTGTATTTAGCGTATCTTCGTATCTTGTACGAGTGTTTTTTGAAATGTTCTTTTTATAAACACTTACCCACTGGCTGAAAAAATCGGCAAATTCAATTTTTTTATTTGATACAATATCCCCATCTTTTAATTTTGTTTCTATTTCCGCTGCTGCTATTTGAGCTTCTTTTTTAGTTTTAAAACCACCCTTACGGATAGGGGAAGACTTACCGTTTACCATTCTACTTACAGTGTATTGCCAAGAAGGTTTTTGTTTAGTTCCCCTGTTAGTGAAGCTAGCCACTTTATATCTCACCTCCTTCCACAAACATATGTTCTTTTAAAAGCCTAAAAAAAATCATGATACTCTTGTAAAAGACTCTGAGGTATGCCGTATTTATTAAGAGCCAATTCAATCTTAATATGTTCATTTAAATCAGTTTCACTAAAAAGTAGATTCATTGCAAAAACATTTGCTTCTTGTTCAATTCTATTGGTGGAGAAAAGAGTTTTTCTTTTTAAGAAGGGAGCGTTAGTATCTGGATGTAAAATTACATGTCCTAGTTCGTGGGAACAAACAAATCTCTTTTCTGCCACTTTTAACTTGTTGTTAATATGAATTATTTTCACCTGATAGTGCTTACTGTAGTAACCAAATACATTCCCTAATTCTTCGAATACAATTTGGATACCTTTTTCTTTTGCAATCTTGTAGGGATCGTTAGTATCGTGTTCTTTTATAATCTTGTTAACTTTTTCTTCGATATGCTTCATAAAGGCCTCCCCTTAATTACGATATTTTTTAGGGGTATATTTTTGTTTAGCTATCTTTTTTGCAATTCTTAAGGAATTTTCAAGTGAAGAAATTAGTAATTCTTTATCTTCTTCATCAAGATCATCTAAAGTGCTGCCGTCAAAAGCTGCATAACTATTTCCTTCAAGACCTTCTATCATCTTTTTTAAATCTCTTTGAATAACAAGCTCATCTTTTTTAGTAAGTTCTGGATTGAATGGTTTAATCTTTTCGTCCGTGATACCAACCAAATAATCAGAACTAACATTAAAGTAATCTGCAAGTATTCTTACCACTTCCATCTTAGGATCGGCATTACCGTTCTCATATCTTGAAATCATACTTTTACTGATATTAGTTTCATACTTACTATTTAAATCAGTTATTAATTCATTAATACTTTTTGTACCTCGAAGCTCTTTTAACCTTTCTCCAAACACATTCATTCTCTTTTTCTCCTTTATCGTTATTCCTCGTATGGGAATATTTTATTATATATGTTCCTTGAATGCAACAAATAATCAAAAAATATTTCCTGAAAAGGAACATTTTTTGTTGACATAGGAATTATGATGATTTATATTTAAAATGTTCCTAAAACGGAACGAGATAGGAGGTGAGTCAGTTGGATACGAGAAACAGGCAGCCTTACAAGAAAATAAAAGCCTTCCTAATAGAAAATGAACTAAGTCATAAGGATGTTGCTGAAGTGTTGGATATCAAGCCAAATACGGTAAGCAAAAAATTAAATGGTTTTGGCGGTGACTTCTCTTTAGAAGATGCAAAATTAATGCATACCGAACTTGGCGTACCAATCGCCTATTTTTTTGAACCAGACGTTCCTAAAAAGGAACATAAGCTAATTTCATAATGGAGGTGAATGACTTGCAACAGTTAAATGTTTCGTTAACCATTCCAGTTCCAGACGATATGATACTCATTCAAAAAGTCGAATTTGAACAACTGAAAAAAAATGAATTGAAAGGTGTTTATTGGAATATGAAAGACTTGGAACAAAAGACCACTCGAAAAAGTGAGTGGATTAAAGAAAATATTTTGTATCCAAGTCGGTTCCGAAAAATACTTGATGCAGAAAATGGTGGATTTGTTTTCTATCCAAAAGTAAAAGGTCAAACTTGGGTTTTCCAAGCATCAAAGATGGCAGAGTTTCTAGACAAACATTTCTCAAAGATATTTGGTTGAAATAACAATACAATCCAAAGCGCTGTGAACCGAGCCAAGCAAACATACTTAGAAAGAAGTTGGCACATCTCAGTAATAAAGAAAGCAGATTAATTTTGAGTTAATAGGAGTTGAGAGATTATGAAAATTAAGCTATTAAAAATAGCACCCTATATAGCAATTATGGGAGTAATTGCATACAGAGTGCTTCACAAAAAAAATAATCCTAAGACTGAGAAAATAGAAGGTTTAAATTTAAAACTAAACTTTTAGATATCCTTTTTCTTCTAATTTTTCAAGCACAGCTAACAAAACACTCGATGAATATCCGGTAGCTGTTTCAATAGTAAAAGATAATACATTGTTTAGGTAATCTTCATCATTTGATGAAATCAAAGAGGAAACTTTCTTATCAATAAGGTCTTGATTGAAATGTTCTCTCGCAACTTCTTGACTTGCATCTTGAACAATTTTCTTTAATTCACTTTTCATAAATATCACCTCCTTTCGTATGAAGTTCTGTCTGGGGAGACAAGACTATTGTACCAAATGGAAGTGATAGGAAATAGACAAATTTGAGAGGAGAAACAAAATGAGCAGAGACACAGAAAAGAACGAACTAGTATTTGTTAAAGGAAATGAAGTAGTCACTGATAGCTTAACTATTGCAGAAATGTTTGGTAAAAGACATGACCATGTATTGCGAGATATTAAATCACAAATCGAATTAGCTGGTGAGGAATTTTCATCCCCCAATTTTGGGGAGTCAAAATATGAAGCCAGAGGAAAAGAATATCCAAAATATGATTTAACAGAAGAAGCATTCACATTAGTTGTGTTTAGCTACAACACTAAAGAAGCTGTTCAAACAAAAATAAAGTTCATACAAGAGTTCAAGAGATTGAAAGAAGAACTAAGAAAACCCAAAGTACTTACAGATCGCGAACAACGTGTGGAAGCCTTAAAACTAACTTTAGAACACGAGGAAAAGCTAGTCGAGTATGACGGCCGTTTATCCAAATTGGAAGACAACGTAAGAATAGATTCATTCGAACAGAATGCCTTGCAGAAGCAGATTAAGAAGCGAGTGTACAAAGTATTCGAAACATCCAATCCGAATGGATTAGACCTAAAGAAATTGTTCCCATGCATCCACAGAAACTTTAGAGATGCTTTTGGAGTACCGACCTATCGTGACTTGAGAAAACTTGATTATGAAGAAGCCATTTCATGGGTGAAGACATGGAGACCATTAATTTAAAGGAGGACCACAAAATGAAGCAGCCATTACAGAAATTCGAATTTGCAACATCCATACTAAGATTTGCTAAAGATCATGACATACCTACGGAAACAGTGAAAGAAGCCATTGAATTATTGCATAGAGATATATGTGGAACCCCATCCACTGTTGCAGCAGTGAATGAGGATGTAAAAGTTAACTTACCTAATTCCGCGACTACAATCGAGTTAATCCTAAAGGAGTTAGACCTTTATCAAAAACGAAAATTAGCCATCGGAAAATAATAGTTTTAATGCCCAGTATCTTCAGGTTTAGAACTTTATAGCAAACTCAAATACAGAGCTTGACGGACTGCTTCTGTAGTTACTGTTGTAACTAACGGAACGATAAATTCATCATCAGTCACATTTTTTTCTTTAAGACTGGTCGCACATATAAAAGCAGTTTGTGAGATTCTTTCACTAACTTGTTCAAAGACCCCTGTTTCTTCAAGATTTTTGAACAATTTATCAAATTCTTTTACATCCATAAATTCCACCTCCTTCCAAATACCTATTTCGACAGAAGGAGACAAAATACCTTTTATTAGGAGAGTGATCTAAATGAAAATCAAACCAGCTGAATGGTTAAAGCTTAATTCAGAAGAAAAGCAAAGATTGTTGGAAGCTAAGAAAGTGAGATAAATCTTGTGGAGGGAGAAAATTAATGAAAACTAAAGAATATGCGGTCTATAAAGGTGAACAACTATTGTGTATAGGTACTGCGGCTGAATGCGCGAAAGAGTTAAATGTACAGCCTGAGTATATTCAATGGTTAACTACGCCAATTGCTAAAAAAAGACTGGCCAAGAGAAAGCATCCTGAAAGATGTATTGTTGCAGATAAACTTTAACCGACAAAAGTCGGTACTCTTTTTACACAACTTGCAAAATTTGATGATGGAAAGTTGGAATATTTTAAGGAGGTGAGCATAGTGAGCAAAGAAATTATCAACGCAATATTTGACGGTGATCTACATACAAGGCTTAAAAATGTAGAGTTCTCCACAAGTCCACGAGAAGTAATCACAGTAGGCGAAATGATGGAAGGGATTGAATGAAATGAATGCAGCAGAAATGAGAAAGAAATCTACAGCTAATCAACATAAAGTAGCTGTAGCAAACTTAGAACAATTTATTAATAGAACAAATGAAATTATCAAAAACAAAGCTAATGATGGTCATTTCAGTTACATCACACCAGTTCCTAGTGATCCTTTATGGAATGAGTATCAATGTACAGAATCTATAGCTAATTATTATCGGAGTAATGGTTTTAAAGTCACGGTTCATAATTACCTGTTGAATGTAACAATGACTATCTCATGGTTGGAGGAAG